TTCCTGAAAAGTGGAATCGAATTTGCTATAGTCAGTAGCGATAGCAAGTTCTCCCACAAACTCGTTGAGTTGATCAACTGTTGTGCCGTCTTTCCAGATCTTTTTCATCTTCGGAGACATAGAATCGTTAAAGATGGCATTAAAGACCATAAGCGGAGGGTTCTGAACCTGAGAGATCGCGGAGACATCTCTAACCCTTTGGGCTAACGGACGGCCGCCCGGGTTAATAACCTTGCCGAAATAGAAATCTGGATTCGACAAAGGTCGGTTTGGGTTGTGAATTACGGCCGCGCGTTCCTTAGAACGGTAGCCACCATTGCCATCACTTACAACGCCAGCGTTTTGGACGCGGACGCCAAGTGCGATTGGCAAAAGATGATCAGTATCATAAAACAAGCCATCCTCGTGACGAAGACACTCATCAATTCTCTTGATCATCCACTCATCACCTTCCGGACCTCCCTTAAAGGAAGGATATCCCCGATTTGAACCCTTCTTCGCTACGACGCGAGGAAAGTACTCAGGGTCATCCGCGATGCCAGAGTGTCTGATTCCTTCTTTCACGCATTCGACTAAAACGTGAACGCACTCTTTATAGAGAGAATCAAAAGACTGGCCGCCGACAGTCTGCGGGTCGTTGTCGAAATCGACAAGGTTCAGCTGTTTACGAATAATCGTAGTCGGGTGAACGATACCTTTAAACTGTTGTTTGTAAGCCCCGTCAGAAAGAACGGAGTCACAGCGCGAACTGAAGGTGTGTTCAGGAACATCCTGAAGCTCCTTATGTATGATTTCAGCGCGCTCATACGCCTCCGCGTGGGAGATGTACGGATACGGTTGATAATCAGGGTCGAAAGGAAACTGAGGCTTGAGCTTTTTGTCCAGAAACTCAGACGCAGCTTCTCCCCAACTTGAAATCATTCTTGACTTAGTCATAAGAGTGACTCCGGGGAGTTTGCCGATGTGCTCAGCACCCTCAAGTGCAGGATGTTTAGAATTACTCCTCTGTTCCATCATCATTAGATGCATCCTCTTGTTTGAATTTGCGCGATAATCCGAAATGCATATCGCGATCAGGCGCCTCAGTTTCACCAGTCGGTGGAAGTGAGACATTTTCGATCTTCGTAGCAGTGGTCAATCTGCCAGGCTTATTTGCCGTTGCAAGCACAGTAGAAAACAGATCTGAGATGACAGCTTTAGCACTATCGAGATCAGAACCAGACACAGCGTCGAATACAGTCAGCTTGCGCTCGATTCGTCTGCGCTCGTTTGAATTGTTGCTCATACGTTCTCCCGGATGAAGATATCAACATTAAAATCGCCTAAAGTGACATTCTGACCTCGTTTACTGGGGAGATCCGCTGTAGCAAAGTTCGCTACACCGATATTATCCCTCGAAACCAGCACTCCTCGAATTGAGAAGAGTGATGTCTGATAGTCAATGGCACCAAAGTAAAGACCGAGTGCTCTCGAGAAGCGCACAATGGGTTCAGACATCTTGGCCACAGGCGGAGCGGGATGCCCCAATGTAAGGTCGGAATCTTGTGCGTGGTAGCATTCGAAAACCATGGGTGCATGGTTCCTGACCGCGCATGAGATTACGAAATCCTTTCCATATGGTGTACCAA